GGTGCGCGTATCCGCGCCCGGCGGCACGCCGTACCCCATCCCCATGAACACCTTGCCGTCCGGGGACCCGGAGGCGGCGCCCTGGGCGCCCAGGAAGCCCTGAAGGGCCTGCTGCTCGCCGGGCGTCAGTGCGCCGGCGGACGGGGTGGGTGTCGCCGACGGGGAGGGCGTGGGCGCCTTGGTGATCGTCACGTGGTCTCCTGGTCGCTCAGGCTCTGGTCGTATCCGAGATCACGCGCCAGGTAGCGGGTGTGCAGGTCGCCGAACCGCGTGTCGGACTCGATGAGTCCGTCCACGTACCGCTGCCACGCGGACAGCAGGTCCGCGTTCTTCCTGGCCGTGATGACCTTGGACCCGCCCGCCCGGTCACGGGCGGCCAGAAGCTGCGTGAGGCCCTGGCGGGCCCCCAGGTAGCCCTGGAGGACCCGCAGGTCCGACCGGTTCGGATCGTCCGCCAGAGGGCTCCTGGCGACCGCCTGGAGCCCCGGAATCAGGCGCTCGTACTTCAGCGGGTCCAGCGTGTTGTAATCCATGGACCAGGCCGCGTTGTAGTACGGGTTCGCCTCACCGCTGGGCAGGGTCGGGCTGCCGAGCAGCTGCACATACGCCTGCTTGGTGGCCTTCAGGTCCTCGGCGCCCTTGTCGGCAAAAGACTTCAGCTGGCGATTGTGGAGCTGGGCGGTGAGGTTGTTCATCATGCTCGTGAACTTGGTCCAGCCCAGCCGGCGCTGGTTCTCCTTCATGGCGTCGTCGGCGGACATCTTGGTCCGCTGCATCTCCGCCCCGCCCGGAGTGACGGGCGTGTTGAGCTGGTAGGAGTACGCCTCCGGCGAGAAGGGCCCGTCGCCCTCCGGGCCCACGATCAGGGCCCCCAGCTCCGGGTTGGCGGCGATGAGATCGCCGTACTTCTTCTCCAGCTCCACGGCCTTGGTGGTGGCCGGGATGCCCGACTCGTTCCTGGATTGCGACTGGGCGAAGATGAAGTACGACTCCCCGAAGCGGTCCAGGAACTGGTCATCCGCGGTCAGCGGGTTCTCGCGACGCAGGGCGTTGTACTGGTCCCGGAAGAACTGGTACTTGTCCGCCTTCTGGGTCGCCATCGGCTGGAGGAAGGCGGAGGCCGCACTGAACAGCCAGTACTGCTTCGTCATGGCCGCGATCTGCTTCGGGCTGGGCATCGGCTTGCCCAGCTGGTCGTGCTCGTAGGCGGCACGCTGCATGATCTGGAGCTTGACCTCCTGGTACCTGCTGTCGGAGGTGTCGTAGGCGGTCAGGAAGTTCTTGACCGTGGACGGCATCAAGAAGCCTGCGGCTTCGCCGACCGGGCCGGAGCCGAACGGGCCGCCGTTCTGCGGCCCGAAGGGCAGGACGCCCAGGTGGCGGGCCAGTTCCGCCGTCTTCGGCTTGTCCTTGACCAGCTGGTTCACCGGAATCTGCACGATCGGGCCGATGCCGGGGTGAAACCACGGGTCGCCCTGGGTCACCAGGTCCATCGAGTTCTGGGACAGCTTGAAGTTCGAGCTGGCCGGCTCGACGCCGAAGGCGACGCCGACCGGGGAGTGCGCCAGCCACTTGGGCATTCGCCCCACGATGTACCGCTGGGACTTCGGCACGAGCCGCTTCACGGCCCGGCCGGTCTTCGGGTCGATCGTGTAGGAGTAGCCGTCCTTAGCCACATGGTTGCCGTCGGCGTCCTGCATGGAGCCCTTGGCAATGGGGGCGTTGAAGAAGTTGCTGGCGTAGCCGACCACCTGGGGGCGGTCGGCGATGATACGCCCCCAGCGCTGGAAGGACTCCGTGGTCGCCGCCATGAACGGCGAGATCAGCCGCAGAGCGGCTGCCGCATCGCTCTTGTGGGTGATGTCGAAAACCAGGCCCCGGGTATCCCGCAGCGCCAGGCGGCGCGCGGTCGTCGCCATCCGCTCCACGCCTTCGGCGGTGGTGTCGTACGCGCCTTGCTTCTTCAGCTGGGAGGCCAGGGTCTTCAGGTGGCCCTCGTAGAGCTGGTTGAACAGCGGGTGCCGGCTCCAGCGGTCGGCCGGCAGGGAGGCCGCGACCTTGTAGAAGCGGCCGATCACCTCGTCCACGGCGCGCTGGTACCGGGCGGTGGCCAGGCCCACCTGGCCCGTGTGCACATCGGGGCGGCCCACCATGGGGACCGCCTGCTTTAGGAACTCCGGGTCCACGCCCTGCCGGCTCAGTGCCCTCAGGCGAATCTCCGGGGTGGGCATGTACTCGGCCACCTCGTGCCACGCACGGTTGGCCACGTCCTCCGGGTCCTTGATGATGCTCTGCGCCTCGTCCACCGTGCGCGCGTCGGGCGACAGCCCGAGCCTGCGCAGGTACTGGCGGCCTTCGGCCGTGGACTTCAGCCACTTCGTCATGTCATCCACAGAGGCGCCCCGCACGGCCTGGACGGCCAGCGGGTCCTGCATGAGCTGGGCATTGATCGCATGTGCCCAGGACTGCGCGTGCAGCGCCTCGTCCTGGGCGGCGCTGATCGCCTTGCCCCCGTGGTCGAAGCTGCGCATCAGGTGGCCGTGGATCAGGCGCTTGTTGGTCATGAAGATCTGACCCACGGACTCGTCCGAGCTGATCAGCTTCAGGGCATACTGCCCGTTCTCGCCCTCGAAGGCAGCCGGGGCCACGGCCCCACCGGGCAGTGCCACGGGCTTGCTGCCCTGTATCGCCTTCGGCGCGGACGCCGCCTTCAGGGACTGCTCCATGGTCGCCTGGCGCTCGGCCAGCTGCTGCTCCAGCCAGCCGTGATGCGCCTGGAGATCCTGGAGCCTGATGTTCTTGGCCCCGACGCCCGTGGACATGGACCGGGACGCCCGATCCACCGCCAGCTGGTGCTTGGCGATGAGCTGGTCCATCGCCGCCAGGCGGGTGGGCGGCGTGGCCGCCGGGTCCATCGCGGCCCGCTTGGCCTGCGCCGCCGCAAGACGGCGCCCTGCCTGCGTCAGGCTCGCACGGATCACCGTGCGGCGGGTGGCGATCTGCGCCTTCAGGGGGTCGATCTCCGCCTGGAGGGCGGCCATCTGCGCCTTTGCGTACTCCGCGCCCTCCTTGGCGGACGCGGCTTGCGCCGCCGCCATAGGGCGCGTGAAGCGCAGGGCTACGTTCGTGGCCCCATTGCGCACGCCCCACCCAACGCGCATGGCCATGCTGGCGGCGCCGAGCCGGGCCACCTGGCCCGCCAGGTCGTCGCCCGCTACGCGGGGTATGTAACCCAGGCGGAACAGCGTCCCGAACTTGAACAAGTGGGTGAGAAAGTCTGCGGAGTCCAGGATCCAGTCCGGGTTGCCGGCCCGGCTGGTCCGGATCGCGCGCAGCGCACTGGAGTGCCGGGCCAGCGTCTTGTCCATGGCGTCCAGATCCTGGAAGACGTGGCTATTCGCCAGCTTAGTCACCAGGTTCGGATGCAGCACCAGCTTGCCGCCGTCGGCGGTGAATTCGTCCACGTGGATCGGGGCCACCGTGCCGTCGGGCAGCGTGGTGGGCACGGTGGCGGCGGAGTACCGCTTCATGTTGTCGATCTCGCCCGCCTGGCGGGACAGGTGCTCCTTGTAGATGTCCAGCCCGGCCTCGGGGTCCAGGCCGTGCTTCTCTGCGATCTTCGCGGCGCCCGTGGCGCCGATCTGCTTCAGCAGCGCCAGGCGCTCGCCCTCGGTGCGCGTCTTCAGGTACTCGTTGACCATGTTCAGCCGGGCCTGGCTGCTCAGGTCCGGGATGCGGGCTATCTGCCCGCGCAGCTCCGCAATCGAGTCCTTGTCAATGTCATCGATCCGCATGAAGCCGTTCGGCCTTGCGTTGGCGAAGGAGCGTACGACCGTGACCGGAGTGGAGAAGAAGTCCCCCACGCCGTACAGACGGGACTTCACGAAGCCCAGGTCCACGGGCGTGGATGCACCCCGCGACAGGATCGGCGTGGGCTGGATCGTCACCGAGCGGCCGGCGCTCGCACCCCGGGCAGCCCTGGCCCGGTAGGCCGCCTGGGCCTCCGTGCGCTGCTGCGCACGCGCCAGCGACCACCTGGACAGGTTCACCTCGTCCAGTTCGTGGGCGTGATCCAGAACCTGGCTGTAGCGGTTCACCAGGGATTCGTCCGCGTTCACGCGGGCGGTCGCCCGCTCCATCTCCTGGCGCGCCAGCGCCGCATACTGCGACGCCCGGCCCGCACCCTGGGCCCCGAAGCGCGTAGCCATCAGGTCCAGAGCGGCCACCCGGGAGGTGTCCTGCTCGATACGGGCCGCCGCCAGGGCATTCTGGCCCTGGAGGCGCTGGATGGCGCCCACGTCCCCCAGGCCCACGCGCAGAAACGTGTGGACCTCATCCGGACTCTGGAGCAGCGAGGCGACGGCGCCGAAGCGCGGCCCCAGCGCCGAGCGCTGGGCCATCTGGAGATTGTTCAGGAGCTGCGGGTTGTCCTTGTTCTGCCAGATGAAGTCCACGGCCTTGCCCATCGTGGACTTCTGCATGATCTTGTCTATGTCCTGCGTGGACCAGCCCGCCGCCGGGCGGCGCACCACCTGCCGGGCCCGGCGCACATCGCCGGCGGCTCGGCCGCCCAGGATTACCGGGTCTGCCCACCAGCGCAGCGCGAAGTCCCCGACGCCCGAGGCGTTCCTGAACATCCCGCTGGACTGCCGAAGCTCCTGGATGTAGGCGTTGCCCACGGCGGGCATGCCCGCCTTCCTCAGGTACTCCTGCTGCTGATCCTGGGGGAGCTGGTCGAATCCCGGCGGCAGGTACGCCGCACCGGGCTTGTAGTACAGGAGCGGCGAGGTGACGGCCTGCTCGGTCTGCCCCGGGTTCAGGAATAGCGCCTGCGCCGGGGAGATGTGGTTGGCGGCGTGCCACGCCTGCGTCCAGTTGTGGGCGTTGAAGGGCCCTCCGGGGAGGTTGCCCGCCATCAGGGCCGTGGACACCGGCTGGCTCACGCCGTTGTCGTAGAGCCACTGCATCTTCTGGGAGGCCCACTCCACGCTGGGCATCACGGAGTGCTGCACCACGAGGTTGCCCAGCGGACTGTTGCCGCTGGTGTTGCCCGTGCGCGTGGAGCCCTGCTCCACGTGGAAGGGGTTGATGACCCGGTCCACGGTGTTCAGGCCACTGGACACGTCATGCACGGCCGATGCGGCCGTGTTCCCGATGTCCTTGAAGAAGCCGCCCAGGCCCATGCTTGCTCAGCCTGCCAGGGTCTGGGTGTCCGCCGGATACACGTCCAGGGGCGTCTGGGTGTTCTGGAGCCCGTACGCCAAGGCGTACCCGAAGTCCGTCTGCGGACCCTTCAGGGCCATGTCCACGGCCAGGGCCGGGGTGTCGGGGAAGAACTGGTACATGGCTCCTATGTTGTTCCAGAAGTCCATTACACCGCCCCCTTGATCGATCTGACGAGGTTGCGCGCAGAGGAGGAGGAACCCACCTGGTTGGCCATGTGCTCGAACACGGGCAGATAGGCCACGAGAGCCCGCATATCCTGGCCTTCCTGGTTCGGCAGGCCCAGGGCCTCCGGCCCGGGGCCGGGGCCGCTGGCAGCGCCAGCGGTGACCGGCGTGTCCGGCTGCGCCGTCGGCGCCCCGATGGGGACGCCCTGCGGCAGAGTCAGGCCGGCCAGCAGTCCGGGGGCGGCCTGGTCGCCGCCAGGAGTGGCGGCCAGCGGCGCGCCCTGCTGGTCCTGACGCAACTGCGACGCGTCGCCGTACTGCCCACCCGTGGGGACGCGGATGGGCTGCCTGGCGTCACCGGGGCCGCCGTCAGTCCGCTTCGAAAGAGCCCCCGGCCCGGAGACCGGGGCGGGGGAGCTGGGTGTCCTCGGACCCCCGTGGCCATTGGCCATTCACTCCTCCTTCTCATCACTTTGGCGGTAGCGCCAAAGTGATCAGTGGGCCTCGGCCTTGTCGTTGTTCGGGGTGCCCGCCGGCACGGGGCCGAGTGAGGTGGCGTTCCAGGTCTGCTGGATGTTCTCCACGCCCGCGGAGCGCGGGTTGGTCATGGCGGTGGAGTCCATCGGCATCTGAGTGGGGGCGCCCACCATGCCGCCCTTCAGGTGCATCAGGGGCTTGGTCGAGCCCTCGTGGAACGGGTCGCCGGTCAGGCCGTCGGCCATGGGGATCACTTCCTGTTCTTCGGGTCGCTGTGCTCGGTGCAGAACTTGGGCGCAGGGCCCTTGCCCTTCGGGCGCTTGGGGTTCATGCACTCGCCGTAGGCGCATACGTCGGCGTTCGTGGCGATGGACACGTTGCCCCGCTGGACGATCTTCCACGCCTGCGCGCACCCGAGGTAGTGGCCGTCACCCCGGCCGCAGGTCTCGCAGTTGCTCACGCGGGCACGCTCCTCTTGACTGATGCCCGCAGGTCGGGCTGACCGTTCGATCCCAGAGACGCGAGCAGGGTCTGGAGGTCGGGGCGGCCCCCGGGGCCCATCTGGGCCTGGCCGGGGGCGACGCCCATGGGGGAACCCGTGGTCGGATTCATGCCCGGGAGCGCCCCAGGGGCGCCCTCTGCCCCCGGAGCGCTCGGGCCTCCGGCCGCCGGGGACGGCGGCGCCGGAGGGGACTGGAAGGTCCGGAGGATCGCCTCGTGCACGGGCACGCCCTTCTCCCGCAGGGCAATGATGTTCGCCGCGTTGCGGAGGATCTGAGTCGGGTCCATGCCCTGCTGGGCCATGATCCCGATGGAGGCGAGCATCCCGAAGACGCCCTGCTTGAGGGCGTCCGTTACCTCTTCGTTATCGATCTGCGCCTGGAGCGCGGTCACGTCGATGTCCATCGGCAGTTGCCTCTGGACGAAGTCCCGGGGGACCAGTTGGTCCCCGCGCAGCTGGAGCAGGAAGACCAGGGCCTGGTTCGGGTTCATCCCCGAGGCGAATCCGTACGTCACGCTGACGCGGTAGTCGCCGTGGATGTCCTTGCCCGGCGAGTACGTCTGCTGGAAAGGCGTCCCGTTGATCACTCCGGTGACCGTCTTGACCGCGTTCGGCCAGAACCTTTCGTCCATCTCGAAGCACAGTGAGATGGCCTGCTCCAGCGCGTGGCCGATGATGGTCTGCCCCGTGGCGATCTGCACGTCATAGCCGCCGTTGAGGGCGTTGACACCCTGCCCGGTGATGATGCTCGCCTGGACATCGCCGGTCGCGCTGGCCGGCGTGCGCGAGCCGCGCATCACCTCTTCGGCCAGCATCTGTTCCTGCTGCCAGGCGGCAGTGGGCATCTCCTGCCCCACCTGCCGGATCTTCTCCGGGCTGTTCGTCCGGATGACGGCGTTGTCGCCAAAGCTGATCTTCTGGACGTCGTTGGGCACCGCCAGCGGCGCCCGGACCGTCTTGTTCGTGGCCTCCATGCCCAGCATGGCCATCTTGTTCCTGGCCAGGTGGGGATAGATCACGTCGTCCATCTGGCCGCGGTCCTGCTCGTCATAGGACGGCTTGATGGCCACGGCCACGGGCGTCCTGCCGAACGGGTTCGGCGCCTGAGAGAGCACGAGGTTCTGGCGCTCGGGCATGTACAGGACGTAGACGTCCTTGTCGCAGAACTTCACGACCTCCAGCAGGGTGTCGCCGGAGGTGACGCGCCGGCCCATCTGGTCCCGCTCGTAGATCTGCTCGGCCAGGTCCGGGAACTTGGCCGCCAGGGAGCGCGCCTTCTCCCGGTACACCCGGGCGTAGCTGACGACGTTGCCCCAGATGTCGAATTCGGGGTAGCTGCCCTTCGGGTTGTCGAAGCGCAGCTTCGGCTTGCCGTCCTTGAAGTCCGGCTCCACCACGATGGGCAAGCTGCCGTAGAACAGATACCAGTCACACGCCTGCGGCAGCTTGGCCTTCAGGGACGAGTCGATGACGTAGGAGTACGCGATCTTCGTCTTGCGCGCCACGAACTTCTTAGCCCGGTCGCTGGTCGTCACGCCCGTGGCGCAGTTGATGCTGGGCAGCGTGGCCAGGTTCTCGGCGAGCTGACGGACGCTCGTGTCGAGCGCGTTGGCGATGATCGGCTTCGGCCACGCATCGGGCAGCGAGCCGGGCTGCACCCGGTCGATCTTGTTTGCCCGGGCGTCATAGGCCAGCTGGTGCCGCGCATCACGCTCCGCGTGATCGGCGCGCAGCGCTGTGACGCGCTCGGCTATGCGCTCATCAACAACGGCCATGCGGCACCTCCCTGCCTATTACGATACGGCCCCGTCTCGTATATGCCGACTCAGGACTGAAGGCGCTTGGCCAGCAGGTCGGCGACCTTCGCCGCCAGCAGGTCGAGATCCACACCGCCTGCGGCGAGGGAGTTGACCTTGGAGGTCAGTGCCGTCAGGGCGCTCCCGTTCGCCCGGCCCTGGGCCTCCACGTTCGTCAGGGCCTCGTGCATGTCGTGCTTGTCGCCCGACTTGGTGTTGATGTAGCCCCAGACCTTCAGGGCAATGGCGTCCATCTCAGCGGCGGTCAAAGCCACGTCTTCCTCCTTCGCGTGAGCCCAGGCCGCGAGGTCCGCGGCCGACAGCGGGCAGAAGTCCTTGTCCACCGAGCCGGCGCTGTATTGGTGGAACAGCCACTGGTGACTGATCCCCGGCTGGCCGGCGGGGCGGTTCGCGGTGGCGATCCACAGAAAGTCGCCGTACGGCCCGCTTGGATCACGGTCCAGGTAGTCGGTGTTGCAGTAGGTGCCCACCTGGTGCAAGGGCTGCGTGCCGTGCAGATAGGACAGGAACGCCTTCTTGTAGGCGGCCTGTCGCGCCTGCGACACGCCCTTGTTGGCCGCGTCGTACCCCTCCCAGTCCAGGACCAGCACGTCGCCGCTCTGCGGCTTGGCGACGTTCATGAAGAAGTCGGCCTCGATCACCGGATCGTTAGCCATGTGCGGGTAGTGGTAGTGGCCCACGGTCAGCTTGTGCAGCCGCGCGTACGCCACCTGCGCGCTCCAGCGCGGATTGACGTACGTCAGGCCCTCCGTGGCCTTGACGAACGCGAACGACAGACCCGTCACATCGGGCGCCGGGGACTGGTACGAGGCCCAGTCCTGGCCGTAGCAACCCATCTCGTCCCCTTGTCAGAACAGCCCGGACGGGCCGTCAAGGCGCCCGTCCCAGTTGGTGATCTCGCCTGCGGCGAGAGCCATCTCCAGATCGATCACGATCTGGTTCTCCCGGTCACGAGCGCCCATGAACTCGTTGCTCTCGACATGCCAGCCGCTGCCGCCGTCGAGCATCAGCTCGCGGCAGCGGATCTCCACGAACCACGCCGCCATGACCGTGTCGGTCAGGTTCTTCGTCTCCGGCGCCCAGCCGCAGAGCTGCTCGATGAAGTTCCGCACCGGCTCCGACTGCGTCTGAGACGGCAGGCGGATCAGGTTCCGCCCCTCGCGCCATCCCTCGAAGAGGGTGGCCATGCTCGCCACCCCGTAGTCCGGGTCCCACTTGTTGGAGTTCGTGTGGTGCCCGGAGATCAGAACGCCGCGGGCGTTCATGTGATCCCGGATCAACCGGTCCTGGACCAGGGACGCCTGATAGGCGTTCTTCTCGATCCGCCATTCAGAGACGCCGTAGCGGTCGGTGATACGGAACATCTCGGAGCGCAGCTCGTGCGGCAGCATGCCGCGCTTGTTCACGACCTCCAGCACCCAGCGCACGCCGGTCTGGCGGTCAAGGCCCCAGACCTGGATCGCCGTGCACCCGGCGGCGGCAGGGTCCACCCCGGCAATGACGGTCAAGCCCTCCATGCCGTACTTGCGGTGCCCGGGCTGGCCGGGCATCAGCCGGCCCGGATACCGGGCCCGGTCCACGCACCCCTGCACATCCTCCTGGGCGAACGTGGAGTCATCGGCCACCTGGTCCTGCATGTAGACCATCGACCAGTTCCGCGCCCGCATCTTGCGGCGCTTCCTGGCCAGGGCCTCGCCGTGCCACATCGGCCACATGCCGTTCCGGGGCCAGCCCTCGGCCTCGGCGACCTTGCGGCCCTTGATGCTCACCGGGGGCCGGTTGGTGACCGGCCACAAGGTTTTCCAGTCCTTCGGGTCATCCGCATACTCCAGGACGGCCGGCTGCGTCAGGTACGTCCACGGGCTCTCGCCGTCCACGTAGTAGGACGGCTTGAGGATCTCCGAATAGAGATCCACGGTCTCCAGGCGGGTCCCGATCAGCAGCATGCGACCACCCGCGTCCGCGACGCGGGTGCCCACTTGGTTCTGCACCCAGTTGATCTGGCTGTCGTACTGCTGGTGGTTCGTGTGGTCCACGCAGTCATCCATGATGGCCAGGTCGGTACGGGTGCCGTAGATGTGGCCGCCGATCCCGACGGCCTGAACGGTGTAGGCGGACTCCCCGGAGTCCGCACCGTTGACGCGGATCTTCTCCGCGGCCCAGATGGCGTTCTCGGCGAAGCCGCCCACCGGACCGAAGGTCCGCTGAAGATCCGCATAGCGCTCGTTCTCCGACAGGCGGTCCTTGATCGCCATCAGGAACCGCTTGGCCATGTCCTGGGTCTTGGACACGAGCAGGATGCGGATGTTCGGGTCCTGCACGATGCGCCACGTCACGTAGTTGACCGTCAGTGTGGTCGACTTCCCGTGCTCGGGCGGTGTGTTGCACAGCAGTTGGTCCACGTCCCCGCGGACGTACCGCTGGGACGGATGCAGGTCGCGGGGCTCCCTGCCCTCCAGCAGGTCGTACCACTGGAGGTGGTGCGTGAACATCTTCGTGTCCAGGTACCGCTCGCAGAACTCCGGGAAGTCCGGGACCTCCGGGCGCTCCACCACGGAGTCCTCGTCCCGCGCCATCAGCGCGGCCTCGGCCATGACCCGGAAGTTCGCGTCGGTCTTCTTGTAGTACGCGAACGTGGACTCCCCGCGCTGAGCGGCCTCACAGGCCCGCTTGACGGTCAGGCCGGACCTGATGCCGGCCAGGATGATGTCCTTCGCATGCTTGCTGGACCGCTCGCTCCTGCGGCGGTCCCGGGAGGGCGTGGCTCCTGCCACGACTCTGACGGCCACTGCACCCCCTGGCTGCTAGCACTTCGGTGCTAGCAGTGTACGGGCCCGAGGGTGAACCCCGGGTCTTTGTAAGAACCGACCAAGAATCGGGCGCGATTCTTGTAGGAACCTACAAACTTTGGAAATTCTCAAAGTCGCTGTCCGAAATGCCAGATTTGGGCTTGACGCGTTTGAGTACCCTCATAGAGGGCGCGCCAGCGCCCCCCGGTATTGAGCGGCCATCAAGGCCGCTCGCAGGGACAGCGCGTCCCCGTCAGAGGGACGCGCAGGGCGCCCCACCTGGGGCGCGAGAAGCCGGGGGGGCTCGCCCCCCCTGGCAACCCCCCGTCGGGAATCGGGGGGTGCTGAAAAGCACAATCCCCCCCGATTCCCTCAAGAGAGACGGCAGAGCTCTCTCGGATCCGTCGGCCTTCAGGCCGACACTGTGACGTCTGGGCCACACCCTGAGGGGTGGACCAGTCCAGTCCAGGGCCCCAGGGTTTAACACCCTGGGGTCAAGAGAGCGCCTTCAGGCGCTCACATGAGCACGAGAGACCATGATCCCGCTCATATGAGCGGGATGCAGAGGGCCCTGGACTGGAGCGTGAGCGACAGTCCACCCCCTCTGACCTGCACCTATCGGTGCAGAGGGGTGGCCAGTCGCATGGTGTGGTCCACCAGGACCACACACGGTGTGCCTGTCGGCACCGCTGAGCCTGCCCATCAGGGCAGGCTCTCTGTGCGTGTGGATCATGCGATGCCACACCTGCGGTGTGGTCATCGCGCCTGCGTGCCTTCGGCACACCGAGCGGCCTGAGGGCCGCTCACTGGGGGGCTGATCGCTTTGCGATCAAGCTCCCGGCCATCAGGGGTCCAGCCGGAGGGCTGGCCCCCCTTCTTGCCGATCGCAGTACCGCCAGCCCCCTTGGAGGGGGCTACGGCGGAAGGGGGTGGATGTGTCGGCCTGATGGCCGACCATGCGAGCCGCCTTCGGCGGCTCTCTGTGCCTGTCACGCAAAACGATCATGGCTGTGCCGGCACAGCGCCGGTCGGGGGAAAAGGATCTTCGACCCCCGCAGCGGACGGGCCCTTGCCCGCCGTACGGGCGCACGAGGGCCCCTCAGGGGCCCGTACAACCCCCGTGAACCCCGGTGGGTCCAACTCCGCGCACGCCATGCGTGCGGGTCGCACGGCGGCACACAGCCGCTTCAGCGGCCCGGATGATCGTTTGGCCCGCAGATGGGCCATGGATGTCCGTCCCGGACGCATCATGCACGTGCATGTGTGCGCACGCTCACAACGGAACCGCTGGTCACTGGCGGTGAGTTCACCGGAGAGCCATGATCATCTTCACCTTTGCCAACGCTTTACCCGTGGGGCTATTGCTCCGCGGATGGGTCAATGACAAAGTCGTGTCATCGCCACCGGGGAACCCCGCAAGGGGGGAACCGGCCAGAGCGGTGAGACCTTGAGATGACACTGCGCCTCACGGCGTACGAGGGTGCCGGAGCCTGAGATCCGGACAGCTGACAGGTAGCTAAGTGGCTTGTGGGTAGCGCACCGACGGTGCGCGAGAGGTGAGCCAGCGGACCTAACCGATCCGTGACTGAAGCCGAACCGCCTAGGCAGCCGCGCAGAGAGCCGGAGTACCCGGCAGTGCGCAGAGCAACACCAACGACGTGCAGGGCCCCCGTCCTCCGACCCCCGCAAGGGGGAGACGGACCGACCCGGGGCCCTGCCTCGTCAAGTGCGCACGGTCGGTACCGTGCGTGCCTGTCGAGAGCCACCGATCGACTGGAGAGGGTTGATCACATGGACCTGAACGAGCACACGGAGAACGGGATCACCTACCGCGTAGGTGACCGGGTGGTCAGCGCCCCCGGGCGCAGCGACCACGAGGACGAGCCGAACCTGACGGGCCGACTCGTGAGCATCACGGCCGACAGCGACGGCGAGGCCACCTATTGGATCACTTGGTCCGGGGCCGGCAAAGCCGATGCACAGGGACCGGGCGACTTCACGATCCTTCCCGCCGACGGCGGTGTCACATCCGAGCAGATCAGCGAGGCGCGCAACTGGATCGCGGACGCGTACCCGCAGAACCCGCTGGACATGAGCGACACGCACCCGGTGTACAGCGAGAGCGCGGAGAGCGTGCAGCGCTTCGTGGACCGCCGGTATCCCGGCGGCTGGCCCGCGTTCGTCGCGGAGTGCTGCACCTACGTGCAGCTCTAGCCCGTAGAGCGGTCGGGCGTACGGCTTCACCTCCGTACGCCCCATCAGTCCTACGGACTGGCCCCCGACGGCATCGGGGGCGCATCACATGATCCAGAGGAGAGGCTGATCATGAGCAGTGAATGGCGCGAGGAGCGCTGTGAGGACTGCGGCGAGACATTCGAGCGCCGCTGGGTCACCAAAACCCACAAGATCGGTGCGCCGATACCCGCCGGGTACCGCACCGAACGGCGCGGCAACTCGTGGAGCACGATCGCCGCTCCCACAAGCGACGCGTCCCTTTGTCTGTGCGATACGGCGGCGTGATCGTGTCCCCGGAGGATGAGATTCAGGCCGAAGCTGACGCCCGTGGCGTCAAGCTCATCGGCTTCAATCAAGGCGGCCTGTCCTTCCGCAGCGAAACGCTGCACGTATGTGCGGTGTGCTGGCATCAGACCGAAGCAACCTTTGCCGCATCCAGCGTGACGCACCGGATCTTGAATCGCTCCATGAACCCGGTCACGGACATCGGCTTGTGCGTGCGGTGCTGGAGTGAGCTTCTGCGAGAGAGCACCTGATCTGCCGGACAGTCGGGCGCACGTCCGAAGACGTGCGCTCTGTCGGTCTTACAGACCACCGCCGGACGGCATCCGGCGGCACATGAACCGTAGGAGAGGACGGGACATGATCCGATACGAGGACGACGACACCGCCATTGCCCGCGCGCTGAACGCGCTGGGTGAGGGCGAGATCATCGACCACGGCACTGCGCGTGCCATCGCGTCGCAGTACAACGACTACCGAACCGCTCACTTCGTGAACACCGGGTACATCCCGCAGGGCGCTCAGTGGCTCATGAGCGCCATCCGGCGCGGAGTGAGCCCCGCAGACCTCAAGCAGGGCGCGGACGCGCTCAACGCGCTTACGGCCTATCTGGTGAGCCGTGAGGAGAGCCACGACACGGGCCGCGTCCCCGGCTGGTCCGACATGTGGGTGCCCAAGCACGTGGACTACCCGCACCAGGATGGCGCGCTGGACACGTGCTGGTGCTTCGACGGGGACGATCAGTGCGAAGAGTGCGGCTGGGAAGCGCGCAACTGCGCGTGCGGCGACGCGGGCACCGGTCACGGTGCCTACGAGTACCGGTCGGGGCACTGACCATGTCCCCCGAGCAGCTTGACCGCGTGATCGCGGTCGCAACCGAGCGCTACCGCGCTCTCACCCCGGCGGATCACCGCCGCATGCGCCGTGAGGCGCGCTGGGGCGCGGTACGCGCCTGGCTCCGCTGGATCCTGCACATCTGAGCCTGCCGGCGCACCGGGTCCGCACGCTGTGCGGGCCCCTTTGCGCTTACAGCGCACAAGCGAGCACCCCGGGCGACTCACGCCGCGGCATCCCGGGGTGCTCTTTCGGTCCCCCGAACTGGAGAGGAACGGGAACCATGGAAGACAGTACCAAGCTCACGCGCACGCAGCTCAAGCTGCATGCGCAGGAAGTGCTCATGCACGGCATCGCCGACCAGCTCGGGTACTACAACCCGGACGATGACGCGCGGCCGATCCCGGCCGAGCAGCGCGAGGAGTTCCGAGGGGTCATGCGGCGCGAGGCCGACCGCCTGGCCAAGGTCTTCGGCTATGAGAAGGCATGGGCCAACTGATGACCTCCAAGACCCTGCCGCGGGAACCGTGGCGCGGCTCCATGATCTGCGGCTACCAGATCTCTTGTGGCGGCTGGTCTTCGCCGCCCATGGCATTCTGCGCGGAGCGCAAGGCGGAGGGGTTCCCTCTGTGCCGGGAGCACTACGCGGAGACCGCGTCCGAGTACGGACACGCCAACTTCGCGCCCGGCAACGCCGTGGGCGAGTCGCACTGGCAGATACGGCTCCTCTGGGAGCCCTACGAGGGCGAGGACCCCGTGGAGGCCACGGCCGAGGAGATCGCACTGTACGCCGCGATCCTGGATCCTGCGAGGGGGGAGTGATGATGGATCTCCAGGACTACATGGAGTGGGGCACCGATCAGCTCCATGAGGCTCTGAGCGACGTGATTCAGTCGCTCCCTGGCTCCCATCCTGTCCGTGCGCTCTGGGAGCGCTTGGACCAGATCCTCATCGACGGCGGGCCCGACTGCCTGCCCGCTCCCTGGGAGTAGATCCCTGCCCCACCAGATCGCCGGCCGTGTCCCACGATCCCCCTCCGGGGCACGGCCGGTCTTCTGGTCGGGACAGCTCATCGCGCGTCAGCGGGGACGCGCTTGCCCGGCCACCACCACAGGGGGTGGCATGTCAACCGACACTGCGACAGCACATCCAACGGACCTAGCGCCCCGTGAGGGCGCGCAGGAGGCCCGTGAAGCGCCCAGTGCTGATGGCTGGGCACGGTTCGTCAGGGCCTGCTGCGCAGGCTGTCACAGGCTCTGCTGAGCCTGCGGGGTACCGGGGCTTCCCCGTCCCGGTACCCCGCAGGTCCCGTGAGACCGTACCCTCCCCGCGCCTCCCCACCTCTCCGGGTTGAGGCGCGGGGGTTCAACCCCCGGGAGAGGCTGACAGCGGCGGTAGCGCGCTGTCACAATCAGTTCACGCTCAGGAGAGGGAGCCATGAACACCACTGAGATCACCCTGGACGAGGGGTGGGAAGTCGTCCCCTCGGACGACATGGCCGAGACCCCCGTGATTATCCGACATGACGGCAGAGCCGTAGCCTCGATCCGCTTCGTGCCCCAGGCCCTCGCCCCCAGCACGGGCGAGGGTTCGTACGTCACGAGTCGCTTCGAGTGGCAGCTGCTGGACTGGCCGATCGTCGGCCGTGAGGCCGGGTACGAGGACGCGCTGCGTGCGGCCGTGTGGGCCGTGCAGTCATGACCGACAACAACATGCGCACGAAGCGTGCGCTGGCCGCCTTAGCGGCAGCCGATCAGCGGGGCGTCGGCCAGGTGGCCGGCGGCACGGGCGCGGAGGCCATAGACCGCCTTGCCGACCTGGACGCGTGCACCCTGGACTACCGCACATGGAGTCCCCGGGTGGTACCGGGACTCCTCCAGACGCCCGCATACACCGCGGGCGCCATCAAGAGCCACACCCCGGCCATAGAGGCGGCGGACCTCGGACTCCTGGTCACACACCGTCGCAGGCGCTCGGAGGCGTTCTTCGCCCGCCGGGCGGCCCTAACGGGCCGGCTGGCATGGTTCCTCGTGGGTGAGGAGGCGATCAGGTACCCCCTGATGAACGCACACAGCCACGCCGATCAGCTGCGGCAGCTGCTGGAGGTCATCGAAGCGCCGAACAACATCATCCTCCAGGTAGTGCCCGTGGATCTGCCGGTCCCGGTCACGGCGGAGCCTTTCAGCCTCTTCGGCCTGGACCCCGGGCCGACCGTGGGCCACCTGGAGACAGTGATCGGCGGCTTCTATACGATCATTGACGGAGACATCACCTGGCTCAAGGGCATGTTCTCCAACATGGTCGGGCGCGCCCTCAGCACGCGCGACTCCCGGGAGTACATCAGAGAGGAGCTGTACGCATGCACAGGCTCAGGCCGGACCTCGGAGACTTCCGAGGGGCAATCTTCGTGACCAGCAGCTACACCAACCCGGAGAACTGCGTGGCGGTCGCCGCCGCCGACAGCGTCGGCGTGAAGGACAGCAAGGTCCCACACGGGACCGTCCTGGCGTTCGAGCGGCCCCAGTGGGCCGACTTCGTGGAGTTCGCCAAGACCGCCGTGGTCTGATCGGCGCAACGGCCCCCGCCTCCGGGCGGGGGCTTCTTCATGACCTGTCACCCGATCGGCGCGCGGACGCGCGCGGACAGGTGGCCGCCTCCATAGCTCAACTGCGCAGAGCGCCGCCCTAAGCGGAGAATGCCGGTTCGAATCCGGCTGGAGGCGCGGGACCGTGAGAGACGACGCCAGGACCGCCGGATACCCCACGGGGCCCGGATTGCTCCTGGCTCGGGAACAGAGCCCCGGTGAGGCACGCTTCAACCGCATCTCAGGAGAAGCCTGTAGCAGGGTCCGGCCAGCCCGAACCTGATCAAATGGCCAAACCCGCCGCCCCTGGCATGGGCGGCACGGGGTCCGCGCTCTGGCCTGGTGAGCGCGGGCCCCTTTCCCGTATCCGAAGGAGAGGCGGAGATCATGTATCCGGAAGTGGAGCAGTACCTGGCGGCCGTGAAGGCCGCGGAGGACAAGTACGAGGAGGCCGCGAAGCAGGCCCCGAGGCACGACTACGACATGAGCGAGGACGACTGCGCGCGCTGCGCCTTCCTGAACCCGATCCGCGCGGCGCGCGACGTTGCCACGGAGGCGGCCATGGGGCAGCTGGCGCAGGCCTCGGACCCGTTGGTCCGCTGGATCGCGGAGAACTGCCAGAGCTACCCCAGTGCAGCCAGGACCGTCCTGGAGGCCCTGCCGGCCAGCATGGCCGAGCTGAACGACCTCGCCGCGGACGAGGGCTGGTGCGGAACCTGGGAGGACTTCGTCCGCAAGGCCGAGTACGCGGGCGTCCTCCCCTCCGCTGATGCGGAGGTGTCGGCATGAGCGAAGAGATCGACTACGCCGCGCGCGTTCAGCGCGGCATCGCCCTGATGGATGAGAAGTGGCCCGACTGGGCCACGGAGATCGACCTGGACACGCTGGACATCGGCGAGTCCGACCGCTGCGTGACGGCGCAGTACGACGCCTTCATGCAGAAGGCCGAGGGCCGGGAGCACGTCTCCGGCTGGTACTTCGAAGGTATGAAGCGACTGGGGATCGGCGACAACGAGACGTACGCCGCTCATGGCTTCAATGGGGACTACGTCTTCGAGGACGGCGAAATCAACGGCGTCACCCCGGGCGCGTTCGACGCCCTGAACGGCCTCTGGAAGGCCGAGATCGAGCGCCGCAGGGCGCAGGGCCAGGACGCCCCGGCGGAGCCGGAGGCGAGCGCATGAGCACGCCCCTGGAGCCCTCTGGCTCCGCCTTCCGGCTGCCGCCGCAGCCCATGGTCATGGACGTGACGCCGGACATGGCGTCCGATTGGCTGAGCTACCGCAACCACCCGAAGAACCGGCCGCTCAGCAAGAGCGTGGCCGGCAAGTACCAGGCCGACATGGAGTCGGGCCGCTGGGCGCTCACGCCCGAAGGCCTGATCTTCGACACGGACGGCTACATCATCTCCGGCCAGCACCGCCTGAAGGCGGTGGCCAACAGCGGCAAGACCATCGAGTTCTGGGTGTTCCCCGGCGAGAGCCGGGACATCTTCGACGTGGTTGACCAGGGCTACAAGCGCACGGCCGCGCACGTACTGCGCGTGCCGCACGCGGTGTCCATCGCCAACGCCAGCCGCCACCTGGCGGCCCTGGCGGACGGCGACCGCTGGGGCATGCCCCGGTACCCGAAGATCTCCACCCCGGAGATCCTGGAGACCTACCGGGCATGGCCCGAGGTCGCCTGGTACGCCACTGAGGCGGCGACGGTGTACGGCACGACGCACATCCCGATCGGCGCACACCTGGCAGTCCTCGCCCAGGCGGCGAGGACTGAGCACATCGGGCGCATCCAGTCCTGGCTGGATGCCCTGCACACTGGCGCGGACCTGCCGCCGGGCGACGCCCGGCTGCTGCTGCGCAACCGCTTCCAGGCCGGCGTTCAGGTGATCGGCGGCGCCAACCGCCGGGACCTGGCGTACGCCCTGATCGTCAAGGCGTGGAACGCCTACGCCGCAGGCGAGGGTCTGAACCTCCTCCGCTGGACGAAAAACGAGGTCATGCCCCGCGTGGGCGGGCTGGAGGGTGCGGCATGAGCATGACGCCGCACAGGCGGGCCGCCCTGGCGGGCAAGCTCTCCCGCCTGACCAAGGCGGCCACCAGGGCCAACGAGATGCTTCTCGTGGCCATCTACGAGGCGCACCGGGATGGGGCCAGTTACGCGGACATCGCGTACATGATCGGCGACAAGTCGCCGTCCGGCATCCAGGCCAAGGTGGCCAAAGGTGAGGTCCTTGCTGCGGCGGTAAAGCCGGAGTAAAGCTTTACTCATCTACGCGGGTGATCCCGGGTGCTCCTCTTCTTTGCTCCATGGATCGTGCATAAGGTTGATCCACTTGCACTTCCATAGGCATAGACCAGGAGCACCCATGCCCCGCAGGGCCCGACCACCCCTGACTCCGGAGCGCCGCCAGGCGCTGGAGGCCGAGCTGCGTGTCCTTGCCATGCTGGAGGACCGCGCAGCACTGGACAAGTACGTGCATGTGAGCCGGTGCTTCGACGCCGGCATGAGCGTGCGGGAGATCGCCGACGTGTACGGCGTCAGCTCCTCCACTGCCACGCGCTGGAAGGACGCAGGTGAGCGCGAGAGAGAACGCCGCCGTAGCGGCGATCCTGACAGACCCGGAGAACCAGAACCGATCAGCTGAAGAAGTCGCCCAGCGCGTTCTCGACGCGCTGGCGAGCGAGATCGAGAACCTGAGAGCCGAAGAGATCGAGCGCGTTGCCGATCGGGTCATCGAAGCAGTAGAGGGCGAACGGGAGGGCGGCATCCCCGTTCGCGTCCTGGACGCCATCGACAACCGGCGAGCCCGCACCCACCGCTTCGCGGTGGTCGGGCAGATCGCCTTTCACGACGCCCCGGAGACGGCCCACACGGCCGTCCTGGGGCCGTTCTCCACCCGGGGTGTCCTGGACACCCAGGACAAGTTCCTGCGCGCCCTGGAGCGCACCTCAGCAGCCCGCAACGCGGGCCAGGACCTGCGCTGGGACATCAAGACCGGGCGCGGCCGGGGCCGCTTCATGCTGGCCCCGGCGTTCCGCTCCGCGCGGGACGCCTGGAACTTCTTCCGGCCGGCGGAGCCGGACATCCCCAAGCGCTTCCAGTGGATCGCGGAGTCGATCCAGCGCTGGGAGGCCGGCGGCAGCCGGGAGCACGCGTACGGCCCCGTGTGCCACTGCGGCACACAGCCGCGGGAACACCAGACATCGGCAGGCCCCGTGATGACGGGGCCCTGCCCCGTACACGGAGGGGGAGCGCGATGAGCGACTGGCCTGAGCTGGTCTTCGGCACTTGGGCAGCAGGGGGCATCCTTCTGGCGACCCTCGCCCCTGGGCGCCTACGCAAGGCGGGGCGCTGGGAAAGTCTGTCCCCGGCGGACATCGCCTTTCTGGCTCTCCTGATCGTGGCATGGCCCGCACTCCTCATCGCCGACTGGCTGGGCTTCCTGCCCGGAAAGAAGGGCGGGGAATGAGCGCGCAAGACGAACTGGTCGCCCTGGCGGCCAGGCATGGCGTGCCCGGCCTGCTCTTGCGAGCCGGACTGGATGCCGTGCTCGCGGAGCACGCCCACGAACTGGCGGAGAAGATCCGCAACTCCGCCATCGAGGAGTCCGGCTCAGGCGTCCACTGTTGTGGACGCCTGGTCGGCATGGCCGCCGACCTGATCGATCCCGAGGTCGCGGAGTGACCGCCCAGCCCACCCCGGACGAGGCCCGGGAGTGGCTGAAGGAGTCCGGCGTCACGCCGGACCTCTCGGTCACCTGGAGGGTGACCGACGCCCCCGGCTCCGCCGAGAGGCACCTGAAACTCCTGAATCTCCTGTTCGGCTCCGCCGACGGTCCCCGGGCGGCATAATCCGCCGCATGGGTGACCCCGGCGGCGTGCGACCGCCCCGGGGTCTGGCCAGTCGGAAGGGACTGACATGAGCAAGGCTCTCACGGCCGCACTGGACGCGATCGACCGCTACCAGCGCCCGCGCCTGCGGGCCGTGCTGTACCTGCGGGTCAGCACGGACGAGCAGGTGGACGGATACGGCCTCCCCTCCGGGGAGAAAATCTGCCGGGCGTACTGCGAACGCAGTGACTGGGACATCGTCCAGGTCTACAAGGACCCCGGAATCAGCGGCAAGCACATGGCGGCCGACAGGCCGGACCTCAAGCGCCTCATGCGGGACGCCCCGCAGGGCGGCTTCGACGTGGTCGTGGTGCCCGAGGCCCGCGTCATCGGACGCACGGACCGGGCGTACTACTCCTGGGTCTGGGAGCTGGAAGACCAGGGCATCTACGTGGCCGACGCCAAGACCGGCATGGACAACACCACTGAATTGGGCAAGGAAGCCATGCGCGAGGAGGCGCACTACGCCTTCAAGGAGTACACGCGCATCCGCACCCGCACGCAGAACGGCGTGCAGGAGAAGGCCCTGGAGGGCGGCTATGCCGGCGGGAAGCCGAAGTACGGCTACCGCGTGGAGAACCTGGGCAAGAAGGGCCTGTCGCGCCTCGTCCCGGACGAGTGCGACGGCAAGGAGGCGTGCGCCTACAAGGACGGCGAATGCCTCACCAAGCACGAGGCGGACACCCTGCGCATCGCGCGGGAACTCGTGCTGAAGCACGAGGGGGCCTGGCACGATGCGGCCCTGGCGCTGAACGCGCAGGGGCGCACAACCCGTACCGGCAAATCCTGGACGGGCGGAGACCTCCGCATCGTCTTGATGCGTGAGGACCTGCACAAGGCGCAGGTCCGCTTCCGCGAAGTCCGCGGAAGCAAGGAGAGCGGACGCGAGAGCGTCATCATCAAGCTGAAGCCCATCTTCACCCAGGAGCAGGTGGAGGAGCTGAAGGCCGCGGTGCGGCCCCGGCGGCGCATCACCAAGCGCCGCGACGGCTTCATCCTGTCCGGGCGCATCGACTCCCTGTGCGGCTCGTACTACGTCGGCCGCGGCCGGCACTACATGTGCCGCATGCGCACGCACAAGAACACCTGCGCCTGCCCCGCCATCCTGGCGGACCCGGCAGACGCCTGGGCCTGGGGCCAGATCCGGGAACTGCTCGGGGACGCCGAGCGCCTGGAGGCGCTGGCCCGGGAATGGGTGGGGCTGAGCGCGGGCAACCGCGCCAACTACCTGGACCGCATCGCGGACCTCGATCAGAAGATCGAGGAACTGGGCGAGACCATCGATCTGACCATGGCCACCGCCGCCGCTTCGGCGGCGCGGCGCAAGCTTCCCCGGGAAGAGGCCGAGAAGGCCGTTGAGAGGGCCGTACGGCCCCTGGAGAAGGAGTTGGCCGGCCTGGAGGCCCAAAGGGCCGAGGTGACCGCCTGGCAGGCGGAGACGGAGACCGCCGCCCGCAGGGCGGAAGACCTCCAGGAACTGGCCGCCGCAGCGCGGCACCAGCTCGACGGGTTCACCCCGCGCCAGCGGGCCGACCTGCTGGAGGCCCTGAACATCCGGATCACGGTGACCGGCCAGCGCCGGGAACCGTCCACCCGGAGCCGCGTGGTCATGCCGCCCATGGAGATGACCGGCGACATCCGGCCGGGCATCCTGGGAACTAACGACACAGGGTCTGTTTACTCTTGGGTAAACACCACCCCTGTCATCGTTCGGTTCTCGATGGCGGTAGCCGCCTGACCTGCAAGAACACCAAGGCCCACCCCATCCGGGTGGGCCTTTTGCATGCCCGAAGGAGGGACATGGACGCATCGAACTTCGTTCGGGACATCTACCGGCCCCGGATCGAAGCTCACTTCAAGGACCACCCCCTGCACGACGTGATCATGCAGGCGTACGACCGGGGCGACGCCTCGCCGGAGCAGTGGGACCTCTGGTTCTCCGAGACGGAGTCCATCGGCTGGGAGCGCCTGATGGCACTCGGAGACAAGTTCGCCAAGGGCGAGATCACCCTGACCTTCCGGAAGGCGGAAGACTCATGAGCACGGAGGAGCCCGCCTGGAGGGCGGAGCTGGAGGACGATCTCCGCGAAGCGGATCTCGATGACGAAGATCTCTGGCCGGTGATTGCGAAGCACATCAAGGCCGCCGAGGAGCGCGGGCGCCGGGAGGCGCTGCGGGAGGCGGCGGAGAAGATCCGGGGTTACGTGGAAAATCGCGGAGACGTGGACATGATGCGCCTCTTCTGGAGAGGCGCCGCCAACTACATCGACCCGGACACGCCGTGAGCCCGCCGAAGGACGGGCGCCTGTGCGCCCGCCTGACGCGCGAGGAGTTGGACGCGACCTACTTCTACCCGGGTCCGCAGAACGTGGGGCAGAAGCCCGGTCGCCGCGTTCAGCGGCGCTGGGACGCCGCGAAGGAGATGTGCCTGAACTGCCCGATCTTCATCAGCTGCCGTGAGGGCAGCTGGGGTGAGGACTACGGCGTGTGGGGCGGGTCGGACCAGTACGAGCGGTACCTGTACCGCCGCCGCAAGGCGGCGGCCCTGGCGCGCCTGAGCGCGGGCGAGCGTGCGGCTCTGGCCGCACGGTTTGCTGCACGCTATGCCGGCGGGGCCGGCGAGAGCGCGGCGTCCATCGCACGCCGCGAGGGCTATTCCTCGCTGATGGTGCGGCAGCTCCTGCGGGAGCACCGCGAGGCGGTGGAGGCCCGCAGGCAGGAGCTGCGGACGCAGTCCCTGGCGGCCCGTGGGGCCGTCGGCATACCGGGCCCGCCGAGCACGGGGCGGCGGTGGCCGGAGGGCGCGCCGGATGGCGACGCCTGGGTCAACCGCGAGGGGAGCATCCACTCTGCCCGCTACGTGGGGCAGTCCATGAACGGCCGCTGGCTGCGGATGACGGTGCAGATCGGGCACATGAACCCGATCCTGCGCTGGTTCCGGGCCGAGAACGTGGACCTCCGAGCGGAGGTCACGCCTGTGATCATCAAGAAGGGGGTGGGCCGTGCGGCCCAATCCACAGATAACCGGGCAGCGTGACGGGCCGGCGCACCTGTCGCACAGCGCCAGGGAAACCTTGGAGAGGTGCGCGAAGTCCTGGTTCTTGAAGTACCGCACTCCGGCGCCACGGCGTCCGGCGCTCTGGTCCGTGGGCGGCTCCGCCGTCCACGCCGTAACGGAAGCCTGGGACAGGGGGACTCTCGCCGAAGGCGAGGTCCGGGAGTGCTGGGAGTACAACTTCAACGGCTTCCTGGGCAAGGCCCGTCAGGCGGAGCCTGACGAATGGAAGTGGGGCCGCTCTCCGAGCGAGCCCATCGACGTCTGGCGAAGCCAGGGCCTGACGTTCGTCCAGAGCTACATCGAC